GACCGCCCGCGCCGGCGACAGGTCCAGCGGCGCTTGCGTCAGCGCGGCGACGACCGCCGCCGCCGCCGCTTTCGCCGCCGCGAAACCCGCCGCGTCGCTCACCACCGCCACCGTCAGCCGATGCTCCGCCCCCGGCCCGTCCGCGTCCGACCGGTCGCGGACCATCTCCTCGCCGATCGTCACATAGGTGCCCGCCGCGGCGCCCTCGGGCACCTCGTCATAGATCGCGCCGCCGACCGCGGCCGCCACCCCGGCATCGGCGGTCAGCCGGGCATGGATCGCGGCCTGCACCGCCGCGCCGCCGAGATAGCTCATGCCACCGCCTCCTCGGTGAAGCAGACAAGGAACCGGCCCGCCGCGTCGCGCTCGCTGACCGCGCGGATCGCGAAGATCCGCGTGCCCTCGCGCAGCCGCTGGCCTGCCCGCGGCCGCGCCGGCGATCCCGGCGCGGCGGCGCGCAGCGTGATCCGGTGGCGCGGGCGCACCGGCGCCAGCCCCTCCTCCGCCTGCCGTCCGGCCGCCTGCGGCAGCACCTCGGCCCAATGCGTGCCCAGCACCTGCCAGCCGGTCAGGAACCCGCCCGCCCCGTCGGGTTCCCGCACCGGCGTCTCCAGCACCAGCGCCCGTGTCAGCCGCGGCGGGTTCATGCCGGCCCCCCGCCCAGCACCCGCACCGTGCGCCAGCGCTCGATCAGCGCCAGCACGCCGAACGGCAGCGCCGCGCCGCCCGCCTCCAGCGCGCCGTCGTGGCGGCCCTCGTAGTAGCGCGCCGCCAGCATCAGCACCGCCTGCCGCAGATCGGCCGGAACATCCGACCAGGCCGCGCCGAACCCCGCGCGGAATTCGATCTGCACGCTCCCGTCCGTCGGGATCGCCGGCAACGCCGCCCCCGTCGCCGCGATCTTCGGACGCTGGAAATCCGGCACCAGCGCGAAACGTTCCGCCGGCACGGCCACCGCCGTGCCATCGCGGTCCACCGTCGCCAGCGCCAGGATCTCGCCCACCGGCGCCAGCGGCAGCGGTTGCGCATCCGGCGTGCGCCAGGCCGCGACCTGCCAGCGGAACCGGCGGGCGAACAACGCCTTGCCGATCCGCCCCTCGATCGCCGCCAGCGCGGCGCGCAGATAGGCCCGCAGCGCGCCGTCCTGCGCATCGGCATCGGCAAAGCCGGTCCCCAGCTTCAGGTGATCGCGAAGCTCCGTGACCGGCAGGGCCGCATCGGCCAGGGGCTCGAGTTCTGTCAGCATCAAGGTCTCCCGCGAAAAGTGCCCGTTCGCGCCGGCCGGCTGCCCGGCCGGCGCCGTCGCCCCGGTCAGGACGTCGAGAATTTCAGCAGCTTGATCGCCGCGAAGTCGCTGACATCGCCGCCCACACGCTTGGAGGCGTAGAACAGCACATGCGGCTTGGCCGAGAACGGATCGCGCAGGATCCGCAGGTCGGGCCGCTCCGCCACCGTGTAGCCCGCCGCGAAATCTCCGAACGCGATCGCCATCGCCCCGGGGCCGATATCCGGCATGTCCTCGGCCACCAGCACCGGGTAGCCCATCAGCCGCGCCGGTTCCCCGGCCGCCAGCCCGTCGGACCACAGGAACCGCCCGTCGGCATCCTTCATCTTGCGCACCGCGCCCGCGGTCTTGGAGTTCATCACGAAACTCGCGTTCGCGCGGTAGCGGGCGCCCAGCGCATAGACCAGATCGACGATCGCGTCGGCCGGGTTCGCCGCCGCGAAATCGCCGCTGACCCCGGTGACGACATAACCGACGTTGCCCCAGGTCCATTCATCCTCGGGGGCCGAGGTATGGGTCATGAAGCCCTTGGGCTTGTCGATCCCGTCGCCGGACACGAAGGCCGCCGCCTCGGCGCGGACGAAGCGCTCCGCGATCCGCTGCGCCAGCCAGGTCTCGACGTCGAAGGCCGCGTCGTCCAGAAGCCGCTGGCTGGCCTTCGGCATCGCCGACAACTCGTGCAGCGGGATCGTGATCTTCTCGAATTGCGGCGTGTCGGTCTCCACCGTGTCGCCGGTCTCCGTCGCCCAGCCCGAGCCCAGCTCCGACCGGTCGACCAGCACGTCGAACGACCCCGATTCGACCGTCACCACGTTGGCGATCGACCGGATCGAGGCGGCGCTGCGCAGCACCGTGCGGATCGTCTCGGCCATCTGCGGATCGACAAGGTAGCCGCCATCCGCCGCCACCGCCGTCGACATCGCCTTGCTTTCCGGCACGAGGCCGCGCAGCCCGTCGTCGTCGCCGTGGCGCAGGTAGGCGGCGAAAGCCTTGCGATGCGGCGCCTCCTCCTGCACCGCGCGCGACAGCGCCGGCCGCGCCGCCGCCGCGGCGGCCTTGCGATCGAGCGCCGCGATCCGGTCCTCCTGCGCCGTCAGCCGCTGGCTGACCTGCTCTTCCAGCGCGCCAAGGTCGCGCAGCACCGCCGCGGTCAGCGCCTCGTCGCCGTCCGGGCCACCGGCAGGCACACCCGCCCCGGCCCGAGCCTTCGTCTCGGTCTTCGTCATCGTCACACCTTTCGTTGGAAACGCCCCATCGGGCCTGCCGGCCGCTCAGGCCCCGGCCAGCCTCCGCCGCGCCTGCGCAAGCGCCCGCGCCAGTTCGCGCAGGCCGACGGCCGCCTTGGCCCCGACCCGCGCCTCGCCCTGCATCGGGAAGGTCACGAGCGACACTTCCCAAAGATCGATCTCGGTCAGCACCCGGCGGCCCCGGCCGTCGCGCTCCGCCCTGACCGCCCGGTAGCCGATCGACAGCCCGTCGATCGCCCCCGCGGCCAGCAGCGCCGCGGCCTCGCGCGCCTGCGCCACATCGGCCAGCAGCCGCCCGCTCACCCACAGGCCCCGGCGATCCTCGCGCACCTCGTCCCATACCCCGATCGGCCGCGTCGCATCATGCTGCCAGAGCATACGCACCCGGCCGCCCCGCGCCGCCAGCCGCGCCAGCCCGCGCGCATAGGCCCCCGGCGCCACCACGTCGCCGCCGCCATCCACCCGTCCGAAGACCGAGGCATAGCCCGCCACCGCCAGCCCCTCGGCCACGATCCCGGTGGCAGTGCCGGCCGCCCGTTTCGTCTCAAGTCTCTCCTGCACGCCCCGCTCCCTCATACCGCCGGCCAGCCGGCCAGCGACTGCACCGCATCGCCCAGAACCACCGCGACCACCCCGAAGACGATCATCCAGACCCGCCGCTCCAGCCTTTCGATCAGCGCCTCGATCCGCGCCAGCCGCGCCTCGACGGTGGCGAAGCGCAGCGCCATGATCTCCTCGTTCTTCTCGATCCGCGGCCCATGCGCGCAATCGAACGGCTCCTTGAGATAGCGCGACCCGCCGCCCCGCATCGCCGTCACACCGCGCGCGGCGGCAGGCCAAGCGCCGCGCGCTTCTCGTCACCGTCCAGAAATTCCGCCGCGCCGATCCGGCCCCACAGCTGGTCGCGCTCGGCCGCCAGCGCCGGCACCTGGTCGAGGTCGGGCCGCAGTTCGACCGCGCCGCCCAGATGCAGCGACAGCCAGTGCGCCACCGCCGCCAGCACCCGCGTCGCCAGCGGCAGCACCGTCAGCCGGTAGAACGCCCGGTGCGCCTCGGCGTAATTGGCATAGGTCGCGTCGCCGGGTATCCCCAGCAGCATCGGCGGCACCCCGAAGGCCAGCGCGATCTCCCGTGCCGCCGCCTCCTTGGTCTTCTGGAACTCCATGTCCGAGGGCGAGAAGCCCATCGGCTTCCAGTCCAGCCCACCCTCCAGCAGCATCGGTCGCCCGGCGTTGCGCGCGCCCTGGTGATAGCCCTCCATCTCCGCCACCAGCCGGTCGTATTGCTCTGCCGTCAGGCTGCCCTGGCCCTCCGCGCCACGATAGACGATCGCGCCCGAGGGCCGCGCGGCATTGTCCAGCAGCGCCTTCGACCAGGCCGAGGCGGCGTTGTGCACGTCCACCGCCACCGCGGCCGCCTGCATCGGCGAGAACCCGTAGTGATCGTCCTGCGGATGGAAGGCGCGCACGTGGCAGATCGGCGGCAGCGGCCCGGCCATGTCGAACCGGTGCTTGCGCGCCCCCACGGTGTAGTCATAGGCCACCGGCCAGCCATCGGCCCCCGGCACCACCGCCATCCGGTCGGAGCGCAGCACATGCAACTCGGCCGGCGCGCCCTCCGGCCCCACCGCCTCAAGATAGCCGTTGCCGGACAGCAGCAGCTGGCCGAACAGCGCCTCAAGCAGCTCCGCCCGGCCCTGCGCCGGGTTCGGCCGGGCCAGCAGGTCGAGCACCGGGTGCGTCTCGTAGCGCCGTGCCGCGTCCTGGCAGATCACCGGCAAGGCCGCCGCCGCCTCCGCCACCAGCCGCACGCAGCGAAACCCCACCGGGTTGCCGGAAAACCCGTTGCGCACAAGGCTCGCGCCGTCGCGCGGGCTCCACACGCTGCGCCCGGCCGTGCCCCAGGCCACAACCCGCCCGGTCGCCGAGGCCTTGCGCGCCGGCGGCTCCGGCGCCCCGCGCCGGAAAATGTCGAAGATCATGATCGTCTCCCGTTGAACCGTTCAAAGGCCCCGCAGCCGCGGCCGCCGCCAGGCCGCCGCCGGCCGGATCATCAGTTCCGTCAGCGCCCAGACCAGCGCGTCGGTCCGGTCCGGGCTGCCGTCGCCGGCAAAGCCGCGCACCGTCATCCGGCACATCTCGTCCTCCAGCGCCTCCAGCCCCGGCAGGTGCCGGACCCGCCCCTGCTCGTAAAGCGCCGCCACCGGCTCGGCCCGCGCCGCCTTGCCCCGGCCGGCGCGCAGCGCCCGGTAGGGCACCATCGGGTCGATCTGCCGGATCACGCTTTCCACAAGGTCGCCACCCTGGTTGACCTCGGCCACCAGCCGCCCGGCCCCGTGCCGCTCCATCGCCGCCAGCGCCGCCTTCGCCCAGTCCGCCGGCCGCGCCGCGCTGACCGTCGCATCCTCAAGAACGTAGGCCCGCCAGTCCTGCGGCGGCCCTTCCGTCACCGCGCCGGCCACCACGATGCCGCAGGCATCCGAACCGCGCCCGTGGCTCACCGCCGGATCGACGGCCACCACCACCCGGTCGAGCTTCGGCGCCCGGTCCACCCGGCAGGCGTCGATCCCGCGATGGCTCCACAGCGCGCCCTCGACGTCTTCCAGGAACTCGCCGTCCAGCTCCTGCCGGCCCAGCCGCGTGCCGCCATAGCGCGCCCGCACCTCCTCGAGGAACGAGGCCGCCAGATAGGCCCGGTTCGCCTCCGTCGGTGCATTGGTCAGCACGGTGGAGGGGTTTTGCAGGATCGCTTTCAGCACCGGCACCGCCCGCGGCGTCGTCGTCACCACCTGCCGCGGCGCATCGCCCAGCCGCAGCGCGAATTGCAGCATGTCCCAGGCCTCTTCCGCCCGCTTCCACTTCGCCAACTCGTCGGCCCAGGCCGCGTCGAACTGCGGCCCCCGCAGGCTTTCGGGCTCATGCGCCGAAAACACCTGCGCCACGGCACCGTTGGGCCAGACCAGCCGCTTGCGCGTCGCCTCCCAGGCCGGGCGGCGGTCAGGCGGCGAACAGGCGAGGATGCCGCTGTCGCCCATCACCATCACCTCGCGCACCTGGTCGACCGTCTCGCCCACCAGCGCCACCCGCCGCGCCCGGCCCGCATCCTTCGGCCCCGCGCCCTCGACCTGCGCGCGCACCCATTCCGCGCCGGCCCGCGTCTTGCCCGCGCCGCGCCCGCCCATGATCACCCAGGTCCGCCACGCGCCCTCGGGCGGCAACTGGTGCGGCAGCGCCCAGAACTCGAAGAGCCACGGCAGCGCCATCAGCGCCCGGTCGCTCAGCCCTTCGAGAAAGGCGTCAACCGTCTCCGGCGCCGCGGAGGCAAGCCAGGCGGCGCCCGATCTCGTCGCGTGCGGCGGCAAGGTCGAGCGCTCCGCCGCCCCCGCCGGCATCGTGTCTGCGGAGTTTTTCAAGACGTGTCCTTTCCTCCAGCGCCAGTTGCAGCGCGGCGCGCAGGTCGCGGGTCGCCTGCGCGGTCTCCTTGAGCCCGTCGAACCGCCCCTCGCGCAGCGCCTTCAGACGCGCCGCCAGCAGTTCTGCGGAACTGCGAAAAAGCTCCTCGGCCTCGGCCAGAAGATCCTCGCCCGCGGGCCGGCCCGCGCCATCGTCGATATCCAT